TCCTCGTCATTAGGTGACTTAGGTTCAAAGTAAACGATGTCCTCTGTTGTCGTAAAGACACGTAGAAGCTGTGGCAATGCGCCATCTACAGCTTCAGCTACCTCGCCTGTTACGATCTGTGAGCGACCTTCAACCTCGTTACCGTAAGGTTCACGTAAGTAATACTGTAATGCTCTTGTCCGTTCGTCAGTAGTTTCAGAGTCGATAAATCCGATTGCGTTCTCAATCTCGTTCTCTAAAATACCTTTTACTTGTCCTGAATCCATAGCTAAACCCTATGCGGATATTTTGCTTATTATACAACCCATTTAGTATTAATTGGGATATTTGATGACCATGAATCGTCAGATTCGTCAAGTGTTATCGCTAAATACCTGAAACTATCTGAAGCGTGTGAAGCCCAATCATGTAGCGGTTTCTCGTAATAGACGTTCTGCTTCTCGTTGTATTCCCTGCGATAGTTACGTAAAGCATTAACACCTTGCTTAGTCTTATCCTTATCAAACCAACAACGTGGTAGCAACCTACGCACTGCCTGTATCCCATCGGCTACCGATAATCTAGGAGCAACGGTAATCTCTAGTCCTGCTTCTTGGAGGACTTCCTTGCGACTCTTTCCTGTCCCCATCTCACGGACTTCAACGTCATGTGGAAGGTACTGGTCGAAACGCTCATATCTATTTTCTTTGAGCCAATTGACATACCAATCAAGCCCGACCCCGTGGTTTTCCACGAAATCAATGAGCCTGACTTCCTTGCCAACCAGTTGAGCCACCCACAGGCAAGTAGAGTCACCCATACCCAAATCCCAAGCCACATAAGACTTGCAAAGATCATCACGGTCAACAGTGGTGATACGACCTTTTGCTTCAAGATCGTTGATAATCTGCCCATAGTAAGCCCCTTCTACGGCACTATTAAAGTTGCACTCGAACTCTTGTTGATACTTGTCCTCGCCCATCTCAGCACGAGCAGCATTAAGTTCTGACTCAGGAATAATCCCTGTTTCGCTAGCCTTAAACTCTAGCAACTTCCATCCAGCAGTTTCCTCAGCTCGATCTCTGAAGTCTGCGAAATGGTTGCGACCTTTTGGAGTTCCGATAAATAAGCACCATCCTAATCTATCACTCAGACTTGGTCTAAGAACCTCATTCCATACCTTTGGGTTCATGTCTCCTACTTCGTCTAAGACGCATCCATCATAGTAAGTTCCACGTAATGAATCTGGATTATCTGCGCCATGCAACGAGATTCTTCTACCCCAGAAGTCAACACGTAGCTCAGAGATGTTTACGCTAGCACCCAAAGGTCTTGTGAACTTAACCAAGTAGTCAAACGCTATCCTCTTGGCTTGTGTATATGTAGGAGCAACATAGCAGAATCTAGGATCATCTAACTCACACTCTATTGCTTTTTTGATAAGCTGGTTGATCGCAGCCACAGTTTTCCCGAATCTTCTGTGCATAACTCCAACAACAAATCTATTGTTATCAAGAGCATCATGCAGGATTATCTGCTGCGGTCTAGGCTTATACGGAATGACTATTTCTGCCATGTCACGCTATGCTCTACTGCGCCACCGTCTGCACCTGTGATCTCTGACCTAGCCAGCTTAGGTACGTGGTACTCACACAGCTTATTCATTAGGTCTAAAGCCTTGTAAGGATCGTCCTTAGCTACCTGCTCTAGCCAACCATCCATGTTCTCTACGTTACGTTCTAGTAGCTTTGCAATAGCTTCCTTAACGATAGATGTTGACTTATTGACTGCACCTTTAGGTCTGCCCTTACCCATGTTAGTAAGGTTAGCTATTCGTGCATCTTCCTCTATTTTACTGGTGTAATCTGTTTCCATTTTTGCATTACCTTTCTGGTGTCATGCGTTACTTCTTAGGTTTCTTTTCTTTCTTCATCTCTAGCTGTTCTTGTCCTAATAATCCTAATGGAACTACTCCAGCTACTAAATCAGGCTTACCTAGCTTTGCAGGATCAAACTGAGCAAACTTTGATCTAATCTGACCAGGATCAAATACAACACCAACATCAATTAACTTAGCCGTTCCAGCACCAGGATCAAAAGTATTTCTTAATATTAAAGCATCATGACCTTTTGCCTTAGCTTGTCTTACTAAGTCGTTATATGACTCATCTCTATATGCGCTACCTTTAAAGTCATAGACCATTGGATTTTTGTATCGCAATGCAGCAGGAATTACATTAGCCCCACTTTGAACATCTAATGCCATTCTTTCAGCAGTCAATGACTTATATTTATCAATTGCATTAACTACATCTGCTGCCTTATCTTTTCCTAATTCTTTTATATATTCTTTTCTTACAAGCTCTAATTGAGCTGGATTGTTATACCAACCATATCCCATATTTTTCTTAATTTCAGGACTAGCATTTTCTACTTTTGATAACATTAAGTCTCGTGCTTCACCATGCTTTGCTACCAATGTCTGAGCTTGGTTCATACGACCTATTTCTAAATCTTCAGCAATTTGAGTTTGCTTTTCATATTCTGGCCAATTTTTATTTTTTTCTGCAACAGCAGCTTTTCTCATTGCTTCTCTATATTCTCTACTTCCACCTACTTGTGCATATCCAGACGCTTGGTTTGCTCCATGTCCTTTCATAGAAATAGTATTCATAGCTTCAATTTCTGCATCTGTCTTTCCTAATCTTTTCAAAAATGCAATAGAATCAGGATCGCTAGATTTCTGAGTCATTTCTTTTGGTGGCGCAATAGGATCACGAGCAAAGAAAAATCCTTGTTTTGCACTTGCAGCACCAGTAGCTTCACCTAATAAATCTGGTCTAAATTCTTTAACATCACCAGTAGTTCCATGATACCAACCTTGTTCATATCCCTGCTCTAATGATCTTTGATAAGGAGTACCAATTAAACCAGATTGCTTAACTTCTTTAATGCTCATTCCTACTGGCAAGCCTTTGGTAGCTCTGGCAGCTCCTATTAATGCTTCTGGAGCAATCATAGGAGATACTACGTTCTCGCCTAATGATGTAGCTATACGACCTGTGTTATCTCTGGATAAATTTAGCGGAGGAACTGCTCTTTTTACTGCTCGACTGATCTGTTCTGATGTTGGAGGAGATGGCTCATTAGGAAACAAAGCACCAAATTTATTGACGTACATTTGATTTATGTCACCAGGTATTCCACCAATTGCTGCTGTTCCTGCTAAAGTGCCACGACCTGCACCGTATAACGTATCTGCTAAACCTGCTGTTGCTACTGGAATTACATCATTAGTGTTCGTAACGATCTGACCTGCACGATTCCTTGTGACTCCACCGAATCCTAGTTGTTGTAATAATTCGTCAAGGGTTGCCATATATTTCCTCGTACTTGTCAGGACGGTTAGTCCGTATCCATTCTCTAGGTTCCTCGTGGCACTTTGCGTAGTCCATTCCTACTGTCTGACTTCCTGCGTGATGAACATAAGCCGTACTTACAAAATGACTGAACCCTGCTTTAGATAGATCATCGCACATAATGTTATCTGAATACCAATTAGTGCTAGGAAATCTTGCTAAGTCAAACGCCTGTTTACTGATGTAAGCAAAAATAGGCGCAATGACCCCTACTTCTTTGATGTGATCTTCTGATTCGTATTTTAACCCAACGATAGAATCATTAGTAATACTACAACGAATATTTTGATCCCACATAACATAATCACTTCTTGCTCCTACGAAACCTAATTTGTCTGTGTGATTCTTTAGTAGCTCAATATCTGACTGTAGATTCTTGTAAGTTGTCGGAGTTATAACAACGTCATCGTTAGCGATAATGATTTCTTTGTAGCCATCGTAGAACGCCTTAGACATAGCTTCGTTATACGCATCGCCAAAGTTTGTAGATACGTTGTATATCCATGTGTGTACAAGTTCAGCGTCCTCAGTATTTTTACTGGATAGATATACAGGTATGTTCGGACAATACGCCTTTATGCTTAAAAGCAGTATGTTTAACCCAATGTTTCCTGTGCTACAGATAACGATAGCTTGCATAATTATTAATAAGTCTGAGAACTAGGGAAAAGGATTCCCATCGCTTTTTCTAAACACAACTTCCTAATTCTCAGGCTTTTTAGCTCTTTGTTAAGATTACTCGAATAAAATCTATTGCTCTTGGCGTTCTAAGTAATGTCTCCTGATCCTGTATCGTTTGACCGTACTCAGATATACCGAACTCCATTGTCTTTACCGTAAATCTATCTTCCCAGCCTAGATACCAATGCCAATCAGTATAGTATAAAAAGCTGTTTTCGTTAAATGCTCTTACGTGAGTTGGATCCTGCCATGCGCCTAAACTTAAGTCATATGGAACTTGAATGTGAAACTCGCCACCACTCTCTAGCAAGTCCTTACAATTCGTTATTGCCGTTACCAAATCAGGTATATGCTCCAATACGTCATTAGCAACTATCTGGTTAAACATTCCCTTCTTTATCTCTACCTTACCAAACCTCGTATCAATTACTTCACCGAACTCTACGTGAGTAATATCTACGTGCCAGTCAGGTTTGGTTCTAGCCTGTATATCAGCGTTAAACCATTCATCTCTCCAATCCTTACCTGATCCTAAATTAAGCGTTTTTGGCAGCAATTAAAGCCTCTATATCGTTAGAGCAAAGCAAAGGAATTAAATCGTTTATACGGCTATCTGGCAGTTCCCACCACGGGTTTTCTAGGAGTCTGTCTATCTGACTCCGAGTGAACCTGAACTTTAGAGCTATTGCCGGATTTCCTGCTGCAATCGCATAAGCCGGAATATCCTTTACGACCACAGAGTTGGCAGCAATTACCGCCCCGTCTCCAATCGTGACTCCAGATAATATTGTTGACCCTGAGCCTATCCATACGTCATTACCTATGACTACATCACCCTTAGTTGCCGGATGACCTTTGCCGTGATGATTAAATACGTCTTTGTGGATGTGTCCGAAAGGATAAGTCGTTACCCAATCCGTTCTATGATTACCACCTATAAAGATCGTTACGTTATCAGCAATCGAACAAAAGGAGCCTACCTTTACATCAGCTCCCTCTCCCCAATCACGAACTTTAATATTCTCTAGTCCGTATGTGTAGCGCATTACTTCTTTTTGGCTTTGTTCGTCTTTGTACGTGAACCACGCATAGGAAGGCTAATCTCAATCTCGATCTTGCCGTTCTTCTTGCCGTTCTTTTCTTCTTTATCTTCCATCATGCAACCCTTACCGCCTTTGCATTCGCCACCCTTACATTTAGGACAAGATTTCATGCCTTTCATTGCTTTCCCCTTACCATTTAACTTTGTTAGCCCAATATGCCGCAGACATCTTGCCTTTAGCGATATTGGAAGCGTGACGAGCTTTGAATGACTCGTTCCTAGCACTACCGTCAGGACTACCTTTTACACCTTGCTGACCGAATCTGATTAGCTTTACCTCATCTCCAGACTTAGCCAATACAGCATGGCTTTTCGTTGGATGACTAGGAGTCTTTTTAGGCTTGTTATAGCCAGCAAATTCTTCTTTCCCTCGCTTAATCATTTCTTTTTCTTCGCAGTCTTAGCAGCTAATTTGAAGTCTGCCTTAGTTGGCGCACCTTTAGCTCCAACCTTCTTCATCTTTTCACCAGAACCTTCTTCTATCCGCTTACGTTTAGCGTGAATGTTTGCGTAGAGTCCTGTTTTCATTTCTTGGCTTTCTTCTTAGCCATACCTGCCTCGCTGAGAGCGATCGCTACAGCTTGCTTCTGAGATTTAACTACAGGGCCACCTTTGCCTGAATGAAGTTCACCCTTACCGAACTCCTTCATTACCTTGCTGACCTTCTTAGCTGCTTTAGTTTTTTTCATCATTTAATCACCTGTAATTTACCGTTATCAAAGAGTAACCCAATTGTCTTTCTATGCGCTTCTTCCCACATCTCGACACGCTCTTGTTTACTTAGATTCTTGCCTTGATCTAGTTCCATGTGACAGGCGTAACATAAAGCAGCTATGCGGTAATCATGTGATTTTATACCACGTCCTTTACCGTCTCGCAACTGGTTTGAATGAGCAGCTACTACTGTTCCATCTGCTATTTCGCAATGTTGGCAAGGTATATCTCTAACAATTTCAAGTAATGTTTTGTTCCTATATATCATTGTCTTTTTGCTAATGCCTATTTATTGAGCAGTCATAATTCTCTGATAGCATTGTCATACAGCGTGTGGGCTGTGTTTACTTGGAGAAATTTATGATTACTA